CACGTGCCCGGGGAGATGAACAAGACCGAAGAAGCCTATGCCGCGCATCTGGCGCTGCAGCTGGCCGCCGGCGAGATCGCATGGTTCCGGTTCGAGTCCGTGAAGCTGAAGTTGGCCGAAAAGACCCACCTCACCATCGACTTCTTCGTGATGACGGCCGCTGGTGACCTGGAGGCCCACGAGGTGAAGGGCTTCTGGGAGGAAGACGCCCGCGTGAAGGTGAAGGTGGCCGCCGAGATGTACCCGTTTCGATTCCTGGCAGTCCAGCGCGCCCCGGGCGGCGGCTGGAAAACGGAGGTGTTCTCTTGAACGCAATGATGATTGGCGGTGTCACTGTGCGCCGCGACGACGTGGGCAGGTTCTGCCTGAACGACCTGCACCAGGCATCCGGTGGTGCGAAGCGCCACCAGCCCAGCGACTGGCAGCGCCTGAAGCAGACCGAGGAACTGGTGGCCGAGCTGGTCAACTCCGGTGATTCCCGGATTTACCCGGTGCACTCGGTGGCCGGCCGCTACGGCGGCAGCTACGTGGTGCGCGAGCTGGTCTATGCCTACGCCATGTGGATCAGCCCCAGCTTCAGCCTGCAGGTGATCCGCGCCTATGACGCGCTCACGGCCGGGGCGGCGGCGCCTGACCCTATGCAGGCGCTGACCGATCCGGCGACGCTGCGCGCGCTGCTGCTGTCTTACAGCGAGAAGGCCGAGATCCTAGAGGCGCGCGTGCAGTTCCAGGAGCCGCAGGTCCGCGCGCTGCTGCGGCTGACCCAGGCTGACGGTGCCGTCAACATCAGCACCGCCGCCAAGATGCTGCAGGTCCAGCCGCGCCAGCTGTTCGCCTGGCTGTCCGAGCACGGCTGGATCTACCGCCGCGCGGGCAGCAAGAACTGGCTGGCGTACCAGAACCGCCTGCAGCAGGGCGTGCTGGTGCACAAGGCGTGCATCCAGCGCACCGACGGTGAGCAGGAGCGCGTACACGAGCAGGTGCTGGTGACCGCGAAGGGCCTGTCGCGGCTGGCCGAGAGCATCGACCGGGACCAGATGACCTGGGCGCAGGCCGACGCGGCGACCGGGCTGCAGCTGGCGGCTGAGGTGACCTGATGGACACCGTTTTCCACGTGGGCCAGTTGGTCATGGTGAAGGAAGACCCGGACGTGCTCCTGTTTGCGGGCGAGATCGCACGCGTTTCCGTTCTTGATGTTCCGTGCATGGGTGGGATCGGGATGGAGGTAATCAGCGACCACCTGGGCCGGTTCAAGGGAACCTATGAGCAGTTTGGGCCGGTTCCTGAAATCAAGGGGAGGCACTGATGGACGCCATCGAGAAGCGGGCGCGGGCGCTGCTGGACGCCGAGCTGCGAAAGCTTGGGTTGCACGAGGCCGCCTATCACGTTGGATGCGGTGCTGACCTCGACAGGAACGATCGGGCCGCGATCAACGCCATCGCCGCCGCCCTGACGCCGCCCGATGATCCGGACCAGGCGCTGCTGGTGAGCATGGCAATGTGCCTCCGTCACGGTTTCGGACTGGACTCGCCGGAGCAGCAGCAGTCCCAGCTGCGCGAAATGCGGAAGTTGTGGGACGAGGTTATGGGCCGAGGCTACTACTCGCCTGACAACCGCGAACGCTACGTCGCCATGCTCGCCGCTAGCCCGGAGGTGGCGTGATGGAAGATCGGGTCCTCACCCACGCAGACCTGGTAAAGATCGCCGGCCGCTGGCTGCGGAACACCGCTGGATGCTCGGTGGTGCTGGGAGAGCTGTGCGCAGCAACTGGAAACGGCGAGAACCCGGACGCCATCGGCTGGTACACGGGCCGCACGACGCTTATCGAGTGCAAGGTCAGCCGCTCAGACTTCCTGGCTGACCGCAAGAAGCGCTTTCGCGCCAACCCTGAGCGCGGCCTTGGCCACTACCGCTACTTCATGGCGCCCAAGGGCCTGATCAAGGTGGACGAGCTGCCCGCGCGCTGGGGCCTGCTCGAGGTCAGCGCCCGCCGGGTTTCAGTGGCGGCCGGCAAGCGCCCGAAACCGTGGGCCGGTGAGAACGATCCATGGGCGTTCACCGAGCGGTATGCCCAGGGCGAGACGCAGATGCTGCTGTCGGCCATGCAGCGGATCAAGGTCCGGGTGGGCGCCGGCGAGTTCCATTCGATGCTGCACGAGCGGCTGATGCGTCCGGTCGTAGCGCCAGTCAGAGAAAGCCAGACGGCTGCGGCGTGGACGACCGCTGTCGCCACGGAGCCGCCCTCGTGACCAGTCCATACCTGATGCAGAGAGAGGGCCTCGAATGGCCTGTACTGAATGACCATCAGGCGCGAGCGCGCGCTGCACAAGCAAACCACCAATATGGATACCTCCCGATGATTTCAGAATTCCTCAGCCTGGACGAGGCAACCCACCACCTCTACCTGGAGGGCAGAGAAGGCCCTATTAGGTGTTTGGTCGACGGCAGTGTTTGGGATGTCTGGCGCGATGGGCGGTCCCGCTGGGTCAGCAGCAGCGAGGTAGCCTAATGTCAGCGGTGGCATTCCTCGAAAGCAGTCTGTCGCCTTGCGGCAACTGCGGCAGTGAGCAGGTCCGCTGCCGTGAGCGCGGTGGCGGCGCTTCCAAGCAGTCCGCTCAGATCGTGTGCACCCACTGTGGCGCCCGAGGGCAGCTTTTCGTCGGCGCAGATGCCACGGGCCAGGCTGCGCGCGACTGGGGGCGCAACCCATGCACAGTCCCGGCTATCACTGTCGAGCGCACATTGCGTGGGCGAGCGCCAGCTCCTGAGCAGGCCCTGCAGCGCGACCCGTTGGAGCTGATTGCTCGGATGGTTGTCGGCGGTAGTTTCCGGGAGCCGTCTGACGGTAGGTCAACCATGCAGCCGCTGACCTCCGCCGACGTTGCCGGTGCCGTGGGATTGATGCGCGACCCAGTCGCCAAGCAGACCGTCGTAGCGGTTGCGCTGCGGGGACAGGGCGTATCCCTGCCATCGCTGGGGCGGTCGTTGACCAGGCGAGTTATGCGGCAGATCCAGTGGGAGCGTCGAAATGGAACCGGGCCCGCGCTTCGAATGGATGAGCCGGCAGACCGTTGGCGAATGCGCCTGGTGCTGCAGGACGCTGTGAACGATCTGGTGTGGCCGGAACGGAAGGTGACGGCACAGGAGGCGGCGAAGGCAGCCAAGATGCGGAAGGGCTCGTATCTGCGGGTCTATGCCATCGCACACGCTGCGCTCACGCAGGCATTGGAGGAAGGCCGCCAGGAGTTTCGAGTAAGGCTTTTCTCCAGATAACCAGGAGGCGATACTACGGTTTGGACATTGGAATGGAAGTTGCGATGGATCAGCACAATCTGGATTTGCTTGGGAATGCAATCGACAGTCTGGTTGAGGCACTGGCAAAGTTTGAGCAGGGTGAGCAAGGGGAATCGACCGCGTACAAATTTGCCGTTCTCCACATGGCGCACTTCGTCGAGCTGACCTTCAAGTACCACATCACGGAGAAGCACCCTCTCCTGATCTACGCGCGACCTTTCGACGCGACCTTGAACACTCAGAAGACCATCGGCCTCTGGGAGGCCGTGAACTTTATCAACAATGAGAAGGAAGGCACGATATCCAAGGCTTTCCGCACTGATCTTGTCTGGCTCAAGGATCTGCGAAATCAGATAGAGCATCACAAGTTTGCAATGAATGTAGCCGAGGTTCGGTCAACCATGGGGCGCCTGTTCCGCGCGATGATGGAGTTTCTTGATGACTACTCCGATGTCAATATCGCAGACAGTATCCCGGAAAACGTCCAAGAGACATTCAAAGTTCTGTCAGATGAGTATGAGCAAAATCTGCGTGCCGCAATAAGAGCGGCGGATGAGGTTGAGGCTGCGCAGCCGCCACAGGATCCGTTCGAG